GACATCATTGCCAACACACTTGCGGGTAATTACCTATCCTTGGTAACTGACTACTTGCAGCCGATGCTTATCCATTGGGCTATGGTGGAATATCTGCCGTTTGCGGCCTTTACGGTAGCCAATGGAGGTGTATACAAGCACACGAGTGAAAACTCCGTTAATGCGGAGAAAATAGAAATCGACTACTTAGTTGAAAAGGAGCGCACGATAGCCAAATACTACACGGAGCGTTTCATTGACTATATGTCTTTTAACCAATCCCTTTTCCCGGAATACAATGCAAACGTCAACGAAGACATCTACCCGGACAGAGATTCAAGACCGGCCTCGTGGGTACTATAAGGTAAAGAGCGAGAATCTAATCAAACTACAAAAGTACCTGAAAGAAAATGCCAGATAATACTATCCAATGGGGCCAAGGTGCCGTCAACAACTCAATCGGTTGGGGACAGGCAGCAGCAAATAATGCTATCAACTGGGGGTACATCCATCAGTTCTCATACGGCCACCCCGAGACAAACTTGGTGGGTTCTACTCCTGCTATGCAGGCAGCCGAGGCATACCAAGTGCGAGTTCTTGCTGATAGCGGCACCATTGAAGGTTATCAATGTATGGTAGATAAATTAACATTTTTATTTGAGAATCCGTGAGTTACTACGATGACGCATCACTTGTACTTATCCCAAGCGGAGTAAAGACAAGCAAAGTTTATAGCCAAAAGCCAACGGACGGAAGCGGGGACTTGACCTTTTCCCGTGCGTCAACGGCTACCCGTACCAACGCCAGCGGAGTGATTGAAGCCGTAGCGTCCAACGTACCACGTTTGGACTATTCGGGTGGCGCAACTTGCCCAAGCCTACTTTCGGAAGGTCAGCGTACGAACCTTGTTTTGCGAAGTGAGGAATTTAATAATGCGAGTTGGACTAAAAGAGGTTCAACAATTACCGCAAATACTACAACATCGCCCGATGGGACTGTAGATGCGGATGAGTTAACGGACGATACAAGTTCTTTTTTGCACGATGTATATTTTGCGCCAACGGGGTATGTAGCCAATTCGTTTTTTACACTATCCGCATTTGTAAAGCCGAATACATTATCAGCTTGTAGATTAATAGTAACACAAACGGGGTTAGTAAATGCTGCATTTGCGTCTTTTAATTTATCAACACAAGCGACTACGGCATCAGTTTTAGGCAATTTTACAAACGCTACATCAAAAATTGAATCATTACCCAACGGCTGGTATAGGATTATTTTAACATTTCAAACAGGTGCTGGAGGAACTTTATCTTGGGACACTGGTGGCGGTTGCGCCATCCGTCTTGAAAAGCCATACCAAACGCAAATTTATACTGGTACATTTGAAGGTTTATACGTCTGGGGCGCACAACTTGAGGCGGGTTCTTTTGTGAGCAGTTACATCCCAACGACTACGGCAGCGGTGACGAGGATTGTTGACATTGCCGAAAAGTTTGGTGTCGGTTCTTTGATTGGTTCGCCTGCGGGAACGATATTTCTACAAGTTCAAATTCTCTCCCTTGGGTACTCTCGCTCATTTATATCTCTACAAGATACAAGTTTTGCGACCAATTCAATTCGGATTGAATGCACGGCAGCCAACCGCTGGAGGATTCAAATCAGAAATGGAAGCACTACGATTCTCGACCAAACAGTAACAACTGGAAGTGCATTTACAACTGGAAACTATAAGTTAGCATACGCCTACGACACAAATACAAATGGTGTAGCTTTTTACGTTAACGGTGTTTCGTTATTTACAACAACGGTGGCATCTATTCCAACCGCTTGTGTTAATTTATTTTTAGGAACGAGACTCGCTGGAATTTATGACCTAAACGTATCGGATTCTTTTGACCAAGCCCTACTATTTAAGACCCGTTTAACCAACGCCCAACTCGCAGAACTCACCACGTTATGACCTACCTAAAATACGCTTGGCCTACGGAAGGCCAGTTCATTACCGATATGCTTTCAGCAGGATTCGCAGAAATGAACGAAGGGGAAGTGACATTTGTGAATTGTGCCGTACATCAAATCGGGGTGGTTTGCATCGAGCAAGATGCGGAAGGCAACTGCATCACCTTTGACCCACGATGGGCGGTGGATGTTATTTGGGAAGCACCATCCGAATTCAATCAATACGTTGTTTGGCCTGTACCTAATAGCGCAGTTCATTGGTTTGCTGGATGGGAATCAGCATACGCACAAGCATACTGCCAAGCCAATCCGACATTGTGTAACGAAGCAACAGGCGAGCAAGAATGAAAACAGACAGTACAAGTGCAGTAGCGACAAGTTGGAGTTTAGCCGTTGGTGGATTAACACTTGCCGAGGTACATCAGATAGCAGGTCTATTCGTAATGCTGACCTCTTTTGTGTACACGCTTTGGAGATGGAATCGGGACATCAAAAATGATAGATAGATTATTTAGAAATCCAAAAACAACGCTTATCGGCCTTATCCTGATTTCCTTTGGTGGAATCTTGGTTTGGTTCGAGAAAGCGTCTTTAACAGAGTTTAGTGCTTTTATAATGGGCGGATTTGCCTTAATGATGTCAAGAGATGGCGAAGCAACAAGAGGTAACAAAAATCAAGAAGTCAAAAAGAAAACTGGGAAGGCACACCAAGAGCCGGAACAAAAGGGTGACGAGTAAGACCTACCGGGGTCAAGGTAGATAAAACCATCATTAGGGCAATAAAGTGCCTTTAATGACGCAAAAAGAATACATTATGAGACTTTCAAAGGACTTTACGCTTTCAGAATTCACGGATACCGACACCGGACTACCGAACGTACCAGGCGAAGGAGAAATCCGTAACCTAAAGCTATTAGCACAAAAGGTGCTGCAACCGGCACGTGATAAATTTGGAGTAATAAATGTTACGAGTGGCTATCGTTCACCGGAGGTAAACTCTTCGGTTAAAGGTAGCGCAACATCCGACCACCTATACGGAAGAGCAGCAGACATCCAATGTGAGGATATGGCATCTGTATTTAACTACATACGCAAATATCTGCCGTTTAAGCAACTCATTTGGGAATTTGGTACCGATGTACAACCTGGATGGATTCACGTCTCCTATGACGTCCTAAACAATCGTGGTGAAGTTTTAAAAGCAACAAAGAAGAATGGAAAAACAAAGTACATCAAATTTTAACGACTGGTTAAATGAACTTGAAGAAATTCCCACATCCCCTAACTGTTCTATTGATAATCCTGATTGCGAGTCTTGCTCTGGGTAGTTGTTCTGCGGAATGGCATTTAACCCAGGCGATACGCAAGGGAGCAAGAGTCGAACAATCAAAATGGGATACGTTGGTTATTACCAAGGAAAGAACCCTTTGGGATACCTTGACGCTAAACGATGTTGATACCGTAGTTGTCCAAAAGGACAACATCAAGTTGAGGATTGTTAGGAACTTTGATACGATACGTGTAAAGGCAATATGCTTACCGGACACGGTGAAGGTGACTAAGTACATTAACCGTACCATCAAAGCACCTGAGAAAAAAGGAATATGGGAAAAATACATAATGCTATTTGCAGTTGGTATGCTGCTTGTAGTGTTATTAAGGCGATAGAGGCCCTTTAGAGGCCTTCTAACGCATTATCTATCTAAGTTGGATAGATTGTATACCTTGACCTTGAAAATGCGTGTAAACGCAGATTTTCTTTTAATTTTACTTACTTAACTAGTTAGTTAGATTTATAATTAAGTTAACTAGTTAGTTAGTTATTTAAGTTATATAGTTAGTTAACTAACTTAACTAAGTAGTAAAAAATAAGCATTGGGCGCATACGCCCGACAAGTGTTAATAACTTTTTAGTTATATACATTGGTTAGACCTATTCTTTTCTTGTTTAGGTTTGCAATATGGGAACAGATAGAAACGACAGACGCAAGAAACATCTTGCTATGGAATTAAAACAAATTCCGAATGACTACACAAATGCCTTCCTCAACCACTTCGGATTCTGCGACTACCCCAGAAGCGAAAACGAATCCGCAGCCATCAGAAAGTACAACACCTGGGAGCAAGGAAAAAAAACCTTCAATCAATGAACACCAAGGATTCCACCAAGTCTTCCTCTATTGGGACGAGCGTCCCTGAATACTACATCGGCAAGTTCAAAGGCATTGAAGCGTTTGACGTGGTTCAGGACTTTGCCCACGACAATTACAACTTGGGTGTAGCAATCGCCTACCTGCTCCGTGCCGGAAAGAAAGACGGCAACCCTGCCGAGCAAGATATTAATAAAGCAATTATACACCTGAAGCGTGAACTCCAACAACTCGAAGACTATGCCGTATTATACCAACCCCGAAGTCAAGAGGCAGATAGATTTGATTCTTACGGAAGTTGCGAATCTTTTCGCTAACTGCGATGACCAAAACCGTGCCTACGCCAAAGCCCAGGAGCAAACCCTCCTTAAAGAAGTCCACAAGCTCGACCCGGCCTTTGCAGCCCGCTGCGGATATAGAGATTAGTGTTATCCTATCCAAGGTACCTTCATTAAACCAATTCTACGCATCAAAGCATTGGATAGTACGCAAGAAGGCCAAGGATAAGTTTACGGAAGAGGTTCTTGCTCAATTAGCAACATACGATAAAACACGCTTCAAGACCATTACGGCTACTCTAAGGCACAATTACGGTTACGACAATGACAACTGCATAATGGCTATTAAGTTTGCATTGGATGCGTTACGCAAGTGGGGAGGTATCGAAGATGACAACACTAACTTTGTAACTAAGGTTGTAATCAGCCGTGACCACGACATAACAAAGAATACAGGCAAAGTAATTTTTTTTGGTAAGGGGGTTGTATGTTAATTTTTTTGCGTATGTTTGTCCTGTCTAACACCTAAAACTATTCTAATGGAATACGGACAAAGAACAAACTGGTCACAGGAATCTGCCGCTCAAATGGTTGAGTTCCTACAACATCGAGTCGAGGCGATGGCATCACGGATGGAGTTCCTCGAAGCAGAAAACGAAGTATTAAAAAGAACCCTTTTAAACGAATTACACAATGCCTAAAATCACAAGCATCACCCCGAACGGCCAATGGCAAGAGTTCTACAAATTGGACATCCGTTTTGATAACGGCGATTTCGGAACCGCATTCGCCAAGTCCCAAACCCCTTCCTACAAAGTAGGCGATGAGGTTGAGTACACCAAGAACGAAAAAGGCACTATCAAGATTCAACGTGGTGATAAACCAGCTTGGACTCCTTCCGCACCAAAGGCAAACGATGACCGTTCAGCGTCAATCATTC